ACGTATAGCCGGTCACCTGTGCGAAATCCGTCGGCGAAATATTCCCCTCCTCAGCCCAGCGCCTCAAAGCCTTAGTCAACATTCACACCACCTCCCTACTAATTCCTGTGTTCATCAATTTGAGTAACTTATTCATCATTATAACCACTAATATATATTTGTCAATATATAACTCAAATTGAATTACTAAATTCATCACTCGAAGATTTATGATGAGTACACTATGCAATTTGATGAATGGCTTGATAAAGAGATAACAAAACGTGGCTGGTCTCGAAGGGAAGCATCCAGGCGAGCCGATATTTCTCAGTCAATGTTGAATAAAGTTATTACAGGGGACGCACAACCAGGTTTGTCTGTTTATCGGGGGATAGCAAAAGCATTCGATATGTCTCTTGTGGATGTACTTTTGAAAGCCGGAGAAGTAACCCCCAACGATCTCGCGGACGAAAACTTAAACGAACAGTTCGCTACCCTGCCAGAATGGCAGCAGCGCCTGGTCATCAAATTTATCGAAAACTTACGCCAGGAAAATACGGATGCACATTCCCCAACGCTATCTACGTCACCTAAATCGCAATGATCGTTACACGGTCCTCGCTCGCATCCAATACTACCAACGCCGCAACCGCTTCATTCTCCCCATCCTCGAAGCGTTCGATCATCTAATCCCCGCACATCCCTTTTACCGCCGTCCCATCAAACTTCTCTTCACCCATGGCGCCCTCACCCTCGGCGCCCTGGCGCTCTTCCCCCCTGCCAATACCGTTCCGCCCATTGCTATTCCCATCGTCTTTTGCGCATCCTTTTGCGTTGCCTATACACTTTCCGCTGTGCGGGTCATATAATCACGGCAATGATCAATACTCTTTTCTTTGGCGACAACCTGCACATTTTGCGCGAACACATCGCAGCCGAATCGGTCGATTTGATCTACCTGGATCCGCCTTTCAACTCCAACCGGGCCTACAACGTCTATCTATCCACGCCAAAAGGGCATCAATCAGACGCGCAAATTACAGCCTTTGAAGATACCTGGCATTGGGGTGATCAGGCCGAACAGGAATATTCCGCCCTTCTTCACCAATCAAATACCGATGTGGCAGACCTGCTTTCCTCCCTGCGAAAGTTTCTTCACGAGAGCGACATGATGGCCTATTTGGTCATGATGACAACTCGCCTGCTACCTATGTACCAGGTATTAAAGCCTGCCGGTAGCCTTTATTTGCATTGTGATCCAACCGCCAGCCATTACTTGAAAATCGTTTTAGACAATATTTTTGGAGCAAAAAACTTTAGAAACGAAATCATTTGGAGTTATCGAAAATGGGCCGTTGCAGAAAAATCCTTTTCCAAAAATCATGATGTTATTTTCTTTTACGTCAAAGATGAAACAGAAGCAAAATTCAATGTACTTTTACAATCGAGAGCGCCTTCAACTCTAAAGAGATTCGGAAATAAAAAGATTGTCTCTGCGGTTGATTCTTCTGGTCATAGAGCCCCATCTCAAACATTAGAGCAGGATTCCGATGGCGTTAAAATGTCTGATGTTTGGGATATTCCTATCATCGCCCCATCATCCAAAGAGCGGTTAGGTTATCCCACTCAAAAGCCCCTTGCCTTGCTCGAGCGCATCATCCAGGCCAGCAGCAACCCGGGCGATGTGGTTTTAGATCCATTTTGTGGGTGTGGCACGGCTGTTCATGCTGCGGAAAAGTTGGGCCGTAGGTGGCTGGGCATCGATATAACCCACCTGTCCATTCACCTGATCGAACGCCGCATGAAAGACGCCTTCCCCGGCATCCAGTTCAAAATTCACGGTGAGCCGGAGGATCTGGATGCAGCCCGCGACCTGGCCGAACGTGACAAATACGAATTTCAGTTTTGGGCCTGCTCGATGGTTGGGGCGCAGCCTTACAAGGGCGGCAAAAAAGGCGCCGACTCAGGCACGGATGGCATTATTTATTTTCAGGATGATAAAGACATTGCCAAAAAAATCATCGTGTCGGTCAAGGGTGGGGAGCACGTTACCCGCACCATGATCGCCGACCTCAAAAATACGGTTGAGCGTGAAGGTGCCCAAATGGGCCTTTTTGTTGCTCTGATTGAGCCGACCGCGCCGATGCGCAAAGAAGCGTTGAGCGCCGGTTTTTATACAAACCCGTTTGACGAACAATTCCCAAAAATTCAGATCATCACAATTGCCGAGTTGTTGGACGGTCGTAAACCGCAATACCGCGATTTCACCGGGGGAAGCGGGTCATTCAAAAAAGCCAAACCTGAAAAGCCAGCAGGCGACCAGCCGGTCCTGTTCGACACCTAAACCATGGCCGATCCATTCGCACCTGGCGCCCACGTTGTCGCCTATCTGCGCGATTCAGGCCATGAAGATCAGGAAGCCTCCGTCGATCAACAGGAAAGCCAGATCCGCGAGTTCTGCCTGGCCAATGGGCTTATCTTAACAACCGTATACGCCGATGCTGCCGCACCAGGTTCCTCCACCATCGGCCGCGACCGCTTCCTGGAGATGATCCACCACTTCCGCTCTCCGGAGTGCAAAGATGCAGGCGTCATCGTCTGGAAGTTCAGCAGGTTTGCCAGGTCGATCGACGATTCGCAGTTTTACAAAGCCGATCTGCGCCGCCGTGGCTACACCATTCATTCCCTGCATGACCAGGTACCCGATGGTCTGGACGGCAGGTTTTTCGAATCGGCTGTCGACTGGATGAACGCCAGGTATCTCGAAGACATGTCTGCCGATGTCATCCGCGGGCAGCATCACCTCATTGAACAGCACGGCGCCCTGGGTGGCACCCCGCCCCGAGGCTTCACCCGCGAAGAAATCACGCTGCCGCCCCACCGTGATGGCCATCCACACATCGTCCACCGCTGGATACCCAACCCAGACCTGGCCCCGCTCGTTCTACAGGCTTTCAGCATGCGCGCCTCCGGAGCGTCTTATGCTGCAATTAATAAGGCCACCCGCCTCTATAAATCCACGAACTGCTACGAAACATTCTTCAAAAACCAGCTCTACATTGGCATCATGCGCTTCGGTGACAAAATCATCCTGGATTATTGCGCACCCATTGTTCCCCGTGAAATCTGGGACGCGGTCCAATCCATCCAGGCCGTCAGCAAAAAAGCCGTGTCCACCAGCGCAGATCATCCCCGTCGCAAATCAACCCCCTTCCTGCTCTCCGGCCTGGTCTTCTGTGCCCAGTGCGGCAGCAGCATGGATGCGGACCTGATCCAATTCCGCTCGACGGCCAAATATCGCTACGCCTACTACACCTGCTCAGGCCGCTCCCGCCACACCTGCAGCGCGCGCAAGGTCCCGCGTGCAATCCTCGAGAACACCATTCTCGAAACCATCGCCGAAATCATCCTTGAGCCAGCCTATCTGACTGCCCTCTACGACCACCAGGTCATCCTGCGCCGCGACCAGGCCAAGACCAACCGCGTAGAGCGCAACCGTCTCAACAGCCTCCTCACCGGCACGCGCAAACGCATCGAGAATATCACTAACCTTCTCGCTGATATGGGCACCGCGGCACGCTCCCTGACCCCCAAACTGAAAGACCTCGAAGCCGAAGAAACACGCATCCTCAATAGCCTCAACGACCTCGAAAAGCCCCTCTCGCCCCTGCCATCCATCGAAGAGATCCAACAGCAAGCCACGCAACTGCGCGCTACGATCGCCCTGCTTGAAAATGCAGATCAAATCTCCACTATTCTGCACGGCCTGATCAGCAGAATCACCATCTCCCTCGACGAGGACAAGACTATCCGCGGCATCCTGGAGTATTTTGAGCCCTTAAACGCATACAGGGCATCCTATGATGCCCTGTATGGTCCTAATTTTTATGTCTATACTCAGTGCCCCGGGAGGGACTCGACCTATAGACATAAAATTCAGCTGCCCTTCTCCACATTGGTTAAATAATTATTCTGACACCTCAATCACATCCGCATAGATGTCCGTGCCGTTTTTGACGGCGAAATAAGCCTTGCCCAATGAAGCCCAGACGATTGTGCCATCCGCGACAGGCGCGCCATGCAGCTCGAACTGGATGCTCGGGCAGAACGTTTTGTCGAGGATATTCGTGGTGATCGAGGCATCCGGCGTGCAGCGTAGTTTCAGCGCGGTCGAGGTTGGCCGCACTTTTGCGAAATAATGTACCACAGGCTCCGGGATGGGTGTCGGTGTGGGTACCGGCGTCGGGTCCCCTGTAAATCCCAACCAGGCGTAATCCTCGCCGGTCGAGTGCACACTGACATTGACATCAATCGACACAGGCGCCCCTGCTGCATTCGTGATCTCCGGGATCTTGATCTGGTCTCCGCTAATCTGCAGAAACTTGACGTTCCCAAATAAATACGGCCGCCAGTCATCAGGAATTTTCGAGAGCCAATTCACTCGGAATGCATCCAGGGTCGTGATGCCAATGCTCGATCCAAAATAATACCCCGCAGGCCAGGACTGCTTATCGCCCAAATACGCCAGGAATTGAACGGGTGCATACTGTTTGATGAACCAACCTGCAGAATAGTGCAAGGTTTCATCTGGCGCATCCAATGGGACCTGCGGCAGATAGCCGTGCTGCATCATCCAGGACAGTTTTTCCTTGAGCCACTTCACCCAAAACATAATCCAGAAATCCTCGACCTTATGGGCCGTCGCCGCGTTGGTGTAATACTCGGTGTAGGATCTCCACCAGCGCTCAACATCGAGGGCAAGTCCTGCCAGCGTGCGAAATCTCACCCGCCCATCCCTCAGAGCCGTTATATCCGTCGTGTAAACCGATCCCATCGCCCACGCCCGGATGATCATCGCGATCTCGGGAATATTCCTATAGAGTGACAACATCTTCGCGTCGTTTCCGATCGGTTGGTCGAAGATGTTATTCAGGCTTGCTGTGTCATGTCCAACGTTCAGTGGCCACGCCGTATTGACGAAAAAATACCCAATCGCCGGGATGCCTATGCTCGCAGCACCACCAATTTTCTCAGCGCACTTGCTCTCGATCCAATAATCCGGGTTGGTCGTATCGTCCACCTCGCCCAATTTGATCATTACCCCGGCGATCTTGCCTTTGAGCGCTGCCCAGTTCACCACCGGCTGATAATCGCTCATGTCGATCCAGATCGGGCGATTTGCATAATAGGTGTTTGTCCCAGATATCGCAGTTAAAGCAAGCGGTAATTTCTGTGCATCCTGCTCACGCTGCTTTGTCAGGAGATTGTGACGATAATCGAGTTCTGCCTGTCGGTTTGCGAATTGCATAATTACACCTTTATCGTGTAAAGTTTCGCCAGCTCCGCTGTGGCGCTAGCGTTAAATATGATGTCCGTCAAAACCTTGACGGTCCCTACCGCAGCGACAAACTCAGTCGCCTTGATCGCTAAGTCTGGATCGTTCCCCACACAATCCGCGTCCGTCAGTTTCGAGGACAATGCCAGCGTGTCGTACTCTGTTTTCAGGTCAACAAGCTCCTGCACGTTGGCGAGAAGTTGGCTAACCTGCGCGCGGTAATTCTCAACAAATTTATTTTTTGGTTTCATCTCGCTCCTAAATCTCGTAAATCGAGTCAATAAAAATCCAATCGTTGACGACTACACCAGCACCGCCCCATGGCAGGGTGGTTATATTCCAACTGCTATGCCATACAAAAAGGGAGCTGTTCGACCCGGCAATGTTCGCCTTTGATGCTAATCCGCCAGACGGGACAATTTTCCCATTTTCCATAAAGAGAGAATTATTGACCGCTGCAATCGGACGCGCTACCTGAAAGTTTCCTGTCCATGATCCGACGTTCGTTATTATTTTGGAGACCTGGACATGGCAGAGATGATTGAATGTTCGGTAGCGGCTTCTTAAAACTGTTTCCGCATACGTTCCAGCCGATCCGGTCGATCCTGTTACGGTCGAGGTGTATGTGTACCAGATGGTCGAAGGTGTTTGCATTCTTTGCAGCCGGTCAACGTCCGCCTGTAATTTCGCAATCTGCTTGACTATGTCAACGTCGCTCATATCGCATCCTCTGCGTACAACTGCACCTCTATTTTTGCGGTTGTCGAATTGACCGTGCCGTGTTCGCTGTTGAGATGGCAGTTAAACGATGCTCCGCCATAATAGGCTGTTACCACGTCCCCAAATCCGATATGCACGCCATAAGTACAGGCGGGGGTATCCGCGAGGGTTCCCGTGAATATTCGCTTCCCACGGTCCGCGAAAAGCTCTTGACTGGCCTCTGCGTTGAGTGTCGCCGTGTCTGTTGTCGAGTAGCCGTAGATGAACTTCTCGCGTCTCCCAAATGGGGAGGAGGCCAACCGCGCCGCATTGGTGGCGGTGCCGATTGTACGATCCGCCCCTGTACCCGATCCGCCCGCCTTGATAACCGTGCGCTCCTGGGAGTAATCGTAGACAACCTTAGGGTTGAGCAGGTTCCCGCGATCTGTAGAGATTGTTACCGGCTGTGCACTGGTTGAGGAATGATCGTTTCCGCGCCTGCCCACATAGCTATTGAAAGTGAGGGTTGTACCATCCCACGTCCAATCCCAGGTCAGATATGATCCGAGAGATGCGCTGTTTTGGGCTATTTCCTGCATGGTTTGCAGGAGATTGGCATAAGCGCATTGTTTTGTAATGCCTAAGCCCAATCCCAAATTTGCAGACACCGCGATGCTTGCGTTGATGCGCGTGGTATCTGTGGAAGCTGGCCCGCCATTCTCTCGCAAAAACTGCTTGATGAGGTCATCTGCGCCGCCCGTCTTTTGACTGTTGGCATTCGTGACCGTGTCGGTTGAGGCGGGGTAATCGACCATCAGCCCATCCAGCACATAATTCGCGTCGGCTGCCTGTATTTCGATATTCTGGAATTGCCCGCTGATCGTCTTTTTGCGTAATAGCCACTGCGTTCCACCTACCAGATAAGCAGGGCGTGATCCTATCGTGCACCATATTTCAAGCCGCGCATCCGTTGCCAGCCAACTTTGATCGATCTTTCCCCCGGGGATATTGAGTGTCATCCATCCGACCTGCTTCTCGGTTCGCGCCCATTCCAGAGAGGTGAACGGAACGAACGGGGTAATCACTACGTTATTCTGATTGAGGAGCCTTACCTGATAGTCGCTTATCATCTGACCGCCTGTTCGATGCCCCAATAGCGCGGTGTCCATTGCGCCAGGATCGAGCTTGCTCCGGTCGTGCCTGTCATCAGCGCGGCGATATTATTCGCGCCAGGCTCGATGGTGAATTTCGTACTACCCCGTAAGATGTAGTTTGAGACATTGCCACGGAATGAGCTAACTGCGCTGAAATTAAGCGGGTCGGTGTTGATCCACACCACCTCAGACGCGCCGAGGGTCAGACCGTTGAAGTATAGCGCGCTGCCGTTGGTGTAGTTTGTGATGGAAACGAGAGCGCCGGGGCCAGTGATTTTTAGAATGGGAGGCGTTTCGGAGGATGAACCGGTGGGGGTTGTGTAACTGGTGATTGTCACGGCCCCGGAATAATTAAATCCCGCGTAGAAATTCCCAGATAAATCAAATAACTGCCCCCCAATTCCTCCTGGAAATACTATATCAAAGAGTGTCCATGTGAAATTATTCCATTTTGCAGAATAGGTTACTGCCAAATTTCCAGCAAGAGTAAACCCACCGGATACATATAATATTCCATCCGGTCCAATAGAAAGACCATAAACAGCAGCATTAAGACCCGATCCTAACGGGTTCCATGCCGATCCGTCCCACCTCGCAATATACGCGGTATTGGCTACGCCCCCCGCCAACGTGAAACCGCCCCCTGCGTATAATGCTCCGTCAGGAGAAATTACAATGTTACTAACGGTTGCATTAGCCCCAGTACTAAGTGCTGTCCATGCTGATCCGTTCCACTTGGCAATCTTTGCAGTGTTGGCAACGCCAGATGCCAGTGCAAATGCTCCTCCCGCATACAACGTTCCATCAGTAGCTATGGAAATTGCATATATGGATCCATTCATTCCTGTAGATAACGGGGTCCAAGTCGCTCCATTCCATTTAGCTATATATGCGGTATTCGCAACTCCAGACGCTAAAGTGAAATCACCTCCGGCGTAAAGCGTTCCGTCTGGCGCAACTGCAAGGGCACGAACTGCGCCATTCATCCCCGTACTCAGCGCCGACCATGACCCTGCCGACCACTTAGCGATATAGGCGGTATTTGCTACGCCGCCCATAGTCGTAAAACCTCCCCCAGCGTAAAGCGTGCCATCAGGAGCTACAGCCAACGCATATATATTAGTTCCTGCCGTAACGCCTGTCCCCAGTGGGGTAAACACCGATCCGTCCCATTTGGCAATGTAGATAGTATTCGCCACGCCTCCCGCAAGGGTAAACGCGCCTCCGAGATAAATACTTCCATCAGGGGCAACAGCGAAACAATTTATAGCTCCATTCGTCCCAGTCCCTAACTTCTGCCATACCCCCGCTGCCGTGCGCATTATGATGTAGTTCACCGATGCCAGCGACGCATTCACGCCCAGGTCAGCGCCTACGGAGTAAGCGCCTTCGAGGAAGGGTTGCGCCTTCTGGACGCTCAGCGTCGCTTTCCCGATGCCCGGTTTCTCGGCAGTCAATTCCATGCCGCCCTTATAGCTGCAACGAATATCTACCGGCTCGGTCATGTCCGCGCCGGTAGCGTCCGCGCCCAGATAGCGAATCAATATGTCTTGGTTCGAGGGAACCGCATCGCGCTTGATGAGATCCTCCAGTGCTTTGCGATTTGTGCGCATTGTCGCAAGATCGCCAGTGAAGATAAGGTTCAAACTCGCTTCGCGCTCCAATACCCTCGTGCCCTGGTAGATCGAACCATCTCCTGAAATTGGCGCCGCGAAATTCTGTACTGGCGGCATTCCAAAACCATAATGCGATTTGATCCGGCAGTAGGTCTGGATATCCACCGGCAGGCCGCCCGATCTGGTATTCGCGGATCGCTGCGAGGTTGACGCATACGCCGCGCCAGTCCACCAGTAAGCGCGTTCTCCGATGACATAACCTTGATTATCCCCATCGAAATAGGTTGTCGCTGCCGTAGACGCTTCGCACAGAAACCCGTCGCAGTAAAACTTGACAACACTTGCGACGCTATCTCGCATAACGTAGAGCCTGAAGTTCGTGGTTGAGTTACACGCCCAAGTAACCTGTTTGCGTTCCCAATAGCCATTACTTACCCATGAGTAAGGCATTCCCTGCGCAGCGCCGCCCGTATCCGCGAAATAGATTCTCATCGATTGACCCGCTGCGAGGTTGAGAACGTCCACGCTGAAGGTGTAAGTTATGCCGCTTGTCAGAGCCACGTTCCCGAAATAATCGGAACTTGCAACTCCCGAAGCGGTCGTAACCTCGATACTATGGGTATGCCTGCGTTGATAAGTGGCAACCCTGGCAATTGATACGCCAGCGCCCACGGCATTATGCCCGGTCGTACCTACTGCCGGTGATGGGTTGGTAACAAGGTTTATGCTTGCCTGCGGTTTGATAATGTAAAACATGTCTCTTGTTAGTGGCATTATTACCCTCCTGCCAGTGCTTTCATCATGCCAAACGACTGCGTTACCACGTCGGGCGATTGTGAGGTGTAGACATTCAATATGTAGGTGTTCCCCATCTGCCCATTGGATACAATGTCACCATTTGCACCTGGAACGAATAATTCAGGGCCATTCTCACCGACGAGGTAGGGAACATTTGCGCTGACTGAACCACCTCCAGCCCGTGCCGGATAGGGAGTAGAGCCAGGCGCGACAGTTACCGAAGCGGCGCCCGATGCAACCTTCCCGGTGAACCCAGAAATAACCGCCATCGCATCAGCGATCACCTTATTGATTGCGTCCATCACCCAGGACGCGCCCGCCGTGATGCCGTTAGCAATTCCGTGAACAATATCCTGCCCGACCTGTCCCCAGTTCGTATTTGTGAAGAAGTTTTTCACGTTTTGGATCATTGTGTCCGTGGTTTTCTCAAACCACAACTTGAACTCTGCCCATAACGCCTTGAGTATCTTCCATGCGTTATCACAAATTACCCGCAGTTCTTCACCGAGCTTGACCCATTGGCCTGTAAACGCGAGCTGGAATAGATCATAAATTCCCTTAATCGCAGCAACAAACACTTTGAATACGTCTTGGATCGTGGCCCAGATGGTCGTCCATGTAGCTGATAACCACGCCAAAGCGATAGGAATAGTTACCTGCAGCCATGTCCATAATTGCGTTAAAGCCGGGAGTAGCGTTCCATACCATACCGCCGTGAGGATGTCACGGATTCCGCCAAAGTTGGTCGTCCAGGCTGTATACAATAGATATGCCGCTCCGGCCACGAGAGCCATCACCAAAATAGCTGGGGCCAAAGCAACGATTACAGATGCAATCGCTGGAACGACAACGCTGAATGTAAAGAAAGCAACAGCGACACCTAATGCCGCAAGAACTCCAACTATAATTCCTTGATCATTTTGCATTGCTGTTTTTAAATTGTCGAATATATCCATCATTTGGAATATGGAATCTCCGATGAATTGGAATACTGGACTTATCTGGTACAACGATAGAAAACCATTCGCAATTGATGTGAGAACGTCATTCCCATCTCCCAAGGAACTCGAGAAAGCATCTGCAAATGTATTTATTGAATCTGTCAATAATGCAATGCCTGTTTGAATAGCGGGATTCGCAAGAAAATCTATGAACCCATTAGCTAACTCATTGACAATTGGGAGTAAAGCTCCTCCAATAGACTTGCCAACATCATCTAGCTTATTTTGCATTATCGTCATAGTTCCTTCGAAAGTTGCTCCCGCCCTTGCTGCGCTTCCCCCAAATTCTTTATTTAATTCTGCAAGAATTATTTTCTGAGCCTCCGCAACTTTTCCGGCTTTCATCATGGATTCGACTTGCTTTTTCTGCTGATCTGAGAATGTGACCCCTACGCGTTGAAGTGCTGTTAATCCGGTTGTTGGATCGTTAAGAGCTTTCCCTAATTGGATTGCAGAGCTTTTCATATCCTGTCCCATTGCTTGGGATAAATCCAACATCGCAGTTGTGGCAGCCGGGAACGTATCTTTTCCAATATTGGTAAATGTCAGGAGCATATTTTCTCCCGACACGACCATATCGTCATCAAATTTAGTTGTTGACATCGCAGCTTGTGCGAGTTCATTCACTTTCTGTGCAGTGACACCTGCTGCGCCTCCAGTCGACTCAAGAACAGCTGCTAATTGAGCCTGGACACTCGCACTTTCTGCAGCGCCCTTTGCTCCATCAGCTAGGAATTTAGTCATTGCAAAAAGTCCAGTGCCTACTGCAGCTATTCCACCACCAACAATCCCTCCCCCGATAATTGCTAGCCCATTCTGCAGACCGGCGGCTTTTTCCTTCGCCCGATCGGTGCCCTTGTCGAAATCAGTCGTATCCAGGCCAAGTTTGACCAATAAGCTCATCAGGGTATTACCCATTGTCGCCCTTATCCTTCAGCGCGATGGTGCCACCCAGCGCTTCCGTAAACATCGCCGCGAATTGGATCATCTGTTCCGGTGTTTGTTCGGCTTCCTGGTGATTCCACTTCGGCATGAAATTATCAACTTTCATCTGGTTATCCTTGTCGTGGTTCACGTTATAGACGGTCGCGGCTGTGATCGCATGCCCAATATATGGGGTATCCCCGCCGAAGGGTTCTAGGCTGTAAAACGCCATCCATTCAGTCAGCTCCCTGCTCGTCATGCGCGCCAGCATCTCACCGCGCGGCAGGCCCAGCGCCAGGGCTAAGCGGTAGGTGAACCTTCTAAAGGGTCGCTTTCCAGAACCTCCGTCAGTTCCTTGACATCCTCTTCAGCCAGACCGCTCAACTTGCGCGCAATCTCAAAGACTCGGTTGAGAGCCAGTGCCGATTTTTCAGCCAGCGCCTTAACATCCAGATCCGTGAAAATGCGCTGTCCATCTTCATCACAGATCGTCATCGCGGCCAGTTTTGCGCGGATATTCAACAGGTTGACCGATTGTGATTTTCCGCGCTGCTCAATCATGCCGCTCTCGAATTTGTCACGCTCCGCGCCTGTCAAACTGCGCACACAAACATCGCCGCCCCATTCGGGAACGGAAACCAGCTGTTTTTCAAGATCCGCTGAGGATAAAATCTGATCACGAGTGAGAATTGCCATTGTGTTCCTGCCTTTCACAAACCTCCCGAAAGCGCCGGGCAGGGCGGGAGGACGCCTTTTCGAGGGCGGCTCTATCCCGGCGCTATTGATTAAGCCAGGGTCGGTTGACCGGTGATCTTATACGTTGCTTTAGCCGTCAGTGCCCCATCCACCGGGGCATCCGTTTCAAAACCTGTGCAGAACGCCGTGAATGACCAGGTCACAGCGCCAGGGAAGACAATGCTGTAGGTCGTGGAAGCGCGCCCAATCAGGTCGCCGATGATGCCGCCTGCCGCGTTCTTATGCGTTGCCGCGTTGGGGTCATATACCAGGTCCAGCGTCACCTCACCGGATCGCAGGATGGTGGCCACCACTTCCTCCCATGCGCCGGTGCTGTCGTGCGTGGTCACATCCTCGGTATCAAGGCTGAGTTTCGGGCCGCCAATTTTTTTGACAGCCGCAATCGTGGTGGCGCCACGTTTGAATAAAGTTCCATATGCAGAATATTTCGCCATTGTAAATGTCTCCTATACCAACGTAGGCGCGCCGGTAACCTTGAGCGTCACCTTCGCAGTGAGAGCGCCATCCACCGGTTCGTCGGGTTCGAAAGCTGTTGAATACCCGTTAAATGTCCAGGTGGTCGATCCTGGGAAAACGACCGCATACTGCGCAAAGGTTTTATTTTGCAGCTTTGCCAGCAGCCCGGATGTGGCCCCGTGGGTTGCGGTAGCCGGGTCATACACAATATCCAGGCTGACCTCTCCAGAGCGCAGGATGGTCACGACAAGCTCTTCCCAGGCTGTTGCCTGGTCATGTGTCGTCACGTCCTCGGTGTCTGCCGATAATTTCGGGCCGCCGACTTTTTTGACGTTCACCACCGGCGTCATCGCCACGCCCGCCACAGACACATCCGAGGTGGCGTCTGGCGTCAATCCCGTGCAGGTTGTATTGGTATAGGCGATGTTCATCGTCCCATCATTGGCCGCGGCCGCCAACGCTCCCACATACAGGATCGATCCGCTGCACCATGCCAGGCATTTGGCGTTGAAGTTGGGGGTAGCATTCAATGCCGCAACGGCCTTTGTCGCCACCGTATCCGTGCTGTCCAGGTTGAGTACCGCGACTACCACAGCCAGTGGGCTGCCCGTCATGCCTGCTTTTGTGATGGTGAACGTGGCGTTGCCGCTGCCGGTGATCGCCCCGACAATCGGGGTGCTCGTCACCTGCTGGATCCCCATATTCAAAACTGTTCCATAAGCTGAAAGTTTAGACACTAAGCCTCCTCATGCCAGATGATGTAATCGCTCTGGCTGCGCCATAAATTCGTTTCACCATCGTATTGGGGACGTTCCTCATCGACATACGCGACCTGCACGTTCACGGTGTTTCCGCTGCCCATCGCGCCTTTGAAGCCGTTCAGCGCCGCGCGCACCGCGTCCGTGATCGGCTTGACGGTCCCATCCAGGTCTCCCCAGGCGTCAATCTGAAAACGTGGGCTGGCTGTACCCGCCGACCCCACCGTATCGTGCGTCAAGATGCGCGGCGTGCTGATCCGGGTGATCACTATGCACGGCAGCGTCGCGCCCTGCGGGATGCGGTTGCCATAGACCCGCGTCGATACCAGCGCGGTAATACCGGCTGTATGCGACAGGTAATAAACCAGGCCTTCTTCAATCGTGATCGTGCTCATTGAAGCGCCTTTTCAATATCACGCTGTAAGGATGCTCCGACCGCCTGGGTAATCTCCTCGATATGCTCATCCACCGCCGGGCGCAGGTAGGGCCGCGGTGGGAGATGCACCAGGTTCGCGAAGATTCGCACCCCATCATCCACCCACGAGAGCATCTTGGCAGTCACCGGCTTGACGATCCCGCCAAACTCCTGGATGCGTCCATAGACCACGGATGGGCCTACGCTGACTTCGGCGCTGCGCTCTCCGGATTTCGTCAGCTCCGTGTGAATCGAGCCGCCTAACCCTGCCCCACCGGTCGATTTGCTCGAAAAGGTCTTCTCAACGTTGATCTTTGCAAACGCTTCAATCGCCTGTCCGCCAGCCATCGCCGCCCGGGATAATGCGTCGCCGCGTGCGGCATTGCTGAGTTTGTTAAGTTGACTCTCAAACTCGTTGAGGTTGATAATCGTCGCGGTGACTTTCATACATCCACCTTCTGCAGCATCAACCGGATCCCGGAAGGACCTCGCTGGATCGTTCCCACAATATTGAAGACCAGCGCTGTCGCCAGGGTTTCCCCAAAGCGTTTCGTCACCCGGAAGTTGTCTGACATCTTCACTGCTGTGCTGATTGGAATCCGGACCGTTGCGTCATAGATCACGGTCGTTTTATTCGGCTCCAGGTTGATCGACCCGGGCTTCATATCCAACCCGCAAGCGATATCGGCCGCATGCGCGAAGCTGGGAACCGGCTCGCCAAATGTATTAAAGGATTCTGAATACGTTTCCACGTTGCCCGTATCTTGCATTGCACTCTCCTGGGCAACGCGCAAACTGGTCAATTCGGCAGTCGTGAATGCTTTCATGGAGAACCCTGTATGCCGCCCTGCAGGCGCCGGTGGGGTTGCGGCTTGCCCTTGATCGTTTTGATGCTGGCCCGGCTGCGGTAATGCCTGGCCTGTTTCATAAACTGCTCATAAACATCTGAGCGCAGATAATGACCTCCATCCGCGCTGAAGGTGTAATCGGATGCCACCGCAGCGGCTTTCTCCTCCCAAATGTCAGCGGCGGCGGCGTTTAAATCATAGGTCGCAATCCAATCGGGATTCGCACCCAGGTCTAAAACATCCTGATATGCGACTATAACCACCGGTCGGACCATGTCTCGGATCGGAATCTTAGGCTCTTCGCCGTTCTCATCGGTCAGGGGATATCCTTCGATATACCCCTGGATGAGTACATCCGTGTAAGTGGTCACAGTAGGTTCTGCAACCATCCTTCGAACTTGCGCGATCTGTCCCGCCGTCGCTGTCATTTAGGTACCTGATCCTTTACGCGGTGCGGATATATTCGACAAACAGCGTGGCCACCAGGCCGGTCGTATCTGCCGATCCGGTGAAGTTGATAAACTTCGCGGCCGTCCACAGCGTGGGTGCAGTCACCTCAGTCTTCGCAGTCACCTGCTGCGCCTGGCCGTTGTAATACTTGCCAGCAATTACACCGTTGACCGCGAGAGCTGAGATGATGTCAGAGGCCGCGCCGGTCGCGGTTGCCGCCACACCAGTTGTGAGGTTCGCCGCGCCGGTCGATGCAGTTTTGACATACAGGAAACAGCGCGTGATCATCACGTCCACGCCTTCCGGGTTGGCGACAGCGCCAATTCCACCGTTGCCAGTGCCAACCACGCCGGTGATGTCGATGGCCATCAGGCCACGACCAACATTCGAATTTTGAGAAGCAGCCATTTTTTTATTCCTTTAGGGAGGTCACAGCCTCACCCATGAACTAAGCCAGAGTTCCACCGACATTGCCGGTTACATACCACTTGCCCTGATAGGCAACAAGTTCGATATTGTTGCCTATGGCAGCAGTGAAGGTGCAGACGTCGGAAGCGGCACCGCCAGCGTTGAAGCCAGAACCGGCTGCATTGCTGACCGTGTGAGCAAAAGCTGTCGTGCAGACAACCACCAGACGTTTGCCATCATCAACAGTTGCGGTAGGGTCCGCCAAAGTCAATGCCGCAGCGCTGCCTTTGGTAATATAAACGCAGCCGGATCGGGCAGTGATTGCCCCATCCACCAATGCCACGCTCACCTGATTTTTGAAGCCTGCCAGGAACGAAACCACCCCGCGATTGAGTTGAGTATAAATAGGCATTGAGACCTCCTCTTAGGCGGTCAGGACCGAGAACGGAACGCGGTTCGCCTGAGTGGCCTGCATGCGGTTGATCGGGTTGGGCAGGGAGAACCCCAGGCGCATCACGATCCGCATCGCGATCATGTCCTGTTGGAACAGGTTAAAAACGATATTTCCCGCTCCATCCTGAATGACGCCCTGATCAGAGAAGGAGTAGCTGATATCCTGGCGCATGCCATAGACCAGCTGATTCCATTGGCCAGCGAATGCCAGGCTCTTGGAGCTGTCGATCGCGCCATTTAAAGGATAAAGGATCGGAGCGCCATCCAGTTCTCCGGTGGCAAAAGCGCCATTTTGGGCATTGGCGCCAGGCTTGAAGATCGGGTCACCGTCGGCGTTGCGCGTATTGCGCAGCTTGCCTTTGAGCGAGGTATGTCCGATCCAGCCAGATGCGATGTAGCCATTCTGTTCAAGGGTTCCCAACACGGCATCGTCAGCCATCAGCGCATCATACAGATCGACGCGAGCGGCCAGGCTGATCGAGTGCGACGGAGAAGCAGCGCCGCATAATCCCAGAATGCCCGTCGCGGAGCCGATATCGGTAATCCAGGAGGCGGGAATATTGACACCATAGAGCACGGCCTGATCGATAGCGATTCCCATCGCCTCGGTGATGTAGGGCTTGGCCGAATCCCAAAAGGCGAAACCGGAAGACGCCATATCGTCATAAACGGCCTGGGGAATTGGCACGATTACGGCCAATTCTTCCGCCGTTACATTTTTGTTGGCCCAGGTGATCTGGGTAGTCTGCTTGGTGCTGTTGTCGCCAGTCACGAAATAGGCAAACGGCAGCGCGGACAGAACCGGCATCGTCTTAATCCCGGCCGGGATATCGGTCAGCCGCTTGGCCAAACGTAACACGGCGCTCGATTCGGTGGTTCCGGTCGCCATTTCTTGAGAATACTGGGGCGGAATGAGGCCAGCTGCATTCGCGCGGGTAGTTACACTGTTGTAAGGCATCGTTTATCTCCTAGCGTCCAAAGGCGCCACGAATGATTTGGTCCATTGTGGGCGCCCCAGACGGCATATTTCCAGTTCCCGCCCCAGCATTTCCTGCAGCAGCGGGTTTACGAAACAATTCCGGCGCGGATTGTTTGATGGCCGCCCAATCGGCAACGCCTTTTTTGTCAAACAATCCTTCTGATTGTGCGATCAACCAGGCAACCTTGGGATTATTGCAGCCGATCTCCGGCCTTGCAGCATCCTCGGCAAATGTCGCCCGTTTCTCAGCAATTTCGAGTTTTCCAGAAAACTCTACCAGGCTGCGTTCCAGCTCGGAACCCTTTTCAGCCTTTGGCAGCAAGTCCTTAATTTGCTTCGAGAGAGCATCCCGCTCCTCTCGGGTTGCCTTGACCGCATTTGTCAGCCCGGTAACATGCTGTGAATACAGTGCTTTCACAGGTTCAGGTAGCGTCTCAAGGTAAGCATCCCAGCTGGCAGGCGTCCCGCTTGCATCAGGCAGAGTGGTGGAGGCAACTTGATCTCCTCCGGATGATTGGGTCATAGAATCTGGCATCTCGCCTTCTTTCCTTCTTGGCATCTCGCCATAAAATAAAAATATTGCTCGCTCATCAACTTGCTACACCCACCAGTTCAGAGAGGGTTGCCACCCGGGGCGAGCTTCCCCAGGTCTCGTTGTGCTGCATACGCGCCAGGTCACTGAGTTGAAACTGGCCATCTTGCCATAATTTATATTTCTCCGGACCCATTCTTTCGGCCTGTTGTTCCGGATCCAGGCTCTTGAAGTAATCGACACCGTTCTCCCATAGCGGTTTTCCAATCCCGATCACCTGGGGTACAGCCGTGCATTTCCCGCGTGGATGATCATCCAGTTCGCCGGCCGTGTCGAAGTGCTGACCATCCAGCATCAGGCAGGCCATGCAGGCGGTCTCCTTTTTGACCAGGCGGTAAAACCCGCTCACCACCCCGCTTTCGCGATACTGCAGGGTCGAACCGGTGCGGTACGCACGTGCTGTTTCGGTGCGCGCGATCAACAGGGCGCGATCCAATCCATTGGACATTCCATTAGCCATATCAATGGATGTCTGGGCAACACCGCTGCCGCGCGCGATTCCATTGATCAGGCTGCTCAAAATTCCATCTACCGCTTCCGGATAGGATTCCTTCAACAGTGAGTAGAGCGGCGAGCCATCCCCGGAAAAACCAATCATCGTCTCCACCGCTCTCACGTTGATCCGGTTCCACATCGGACCCGCAACGCCCGTGGAAGCGATCGATACATGGATGGCATCCTGCGCTGCCGTGATGCCCAATGTGGCGTTCTGCTCTTGCGACTTCGAAATCAGATCCGCCGCATCCCGGTTGTACTTCTTCAGTTCAGTTTCGAGCTGGGCCTGGAGCTTTTTGTAACGATCTTCGCGCCAGACAATCTGCTCGGTGATCACGGTTCCCGCGGCCTGTCGTTTTTCAACTTCATAAGCCAGTGCCAGGATATCGGATTTCAAACCCTGCTCAATTTCCAGCCAGTGTTGCGCCATTTCATCCATCAAGGCAGATTCGCGCGCATCCATAGCGGCGCGATAATCTTTCAATACCCGGATGACCTGTGGGTCGCTGGTTGGCTTTGGCATCGTTTAGAGCGGACCTGCAGTGGATTTGATCACTTTGAATATGCGGTCGGCGGTCTGGGCAACCGGAGCGGGCACTGCCGTGCTGCATTCAATCTTCAAGAAGCGCACGCCTTTCAGATCCTGCGGATTGGTGAATAGGCCATAATCACTGACCGCGAACGTCAGTTTCAGCGCAGTTCCACCGCGTTTCACAAGCGAATAGGTTCCTCCCAGGCTGTCGCTCGAGTACAGGTTGATCTGCACCGTGGTGGCGTCAATGGCTGATGGGCAGATAAATCCAATGCAAACCATTCCCGATCCAAGGTCAATCGCGCCGCTTAGCGATTGGCCATTTAAGACCGTGATGGTCTGTGTCAGGTCTATAGGATTTGGATAAATTGGGGGCATATTATTTCACTCCTTGCATCATGGGCATTGTTTGATTAACCATCGGCATGGGCGCCGCTGGAGGATTTTGCTGTTCATTCTTTACACGCTGCTGTTCCAGGATCGCCTGCGCCATCGAGGTACCGGCAGCTTTATCCGCTTTCTGGTCTTTCTGCATCTGTTCGATTTCCGAATCGCTCCAGCCTGCCTGTCGCAACACGGTAACTAATGGGATTCCGGCATCTGTCTGCAGCTTAATGATCTCGGCCTGGGTCTTGGGTTGGATGGTCTCAGGTTCGTCGAAGACGGGCGTAACATCCATCTTCTTAATCGACAAGCCACCGATCTGGGCGATAAAAGCTGCCACTTCCTGCCAGACAACAGTGAAGCGATCGATCCGACCCTGCGCCTTTTTGTTCAACGGCGCTTCCATAGCGATCAATGCCTCGCCGCTGGGATCTCCGCCCTGGGAGAAAAAGTAATGCCGTGGTGTGCCGGTGACCTTGCCGATCGCGGTCGAGAGGTTGTCGATCGCCTTGAGGTAATTATCCAGGTCCGTGACGTCGAACTCACCCACGGCCGTATCCTGCTCCTGGCCGTCACCTGGTGGTAGCTGCAGCATTTCACCCGGCTGGCTGGAAACTTTGCCTTCCATTTGAGCCGCAGAGATCACCCAGCGCTGGCGGAATGCGCCGTACTCGGCTGCGACGATCATATCCGCCAGAAGTTTATTGATCCCGTTCTGGATTGGGATAACATTCTTCAGGTCAGACAATTTGCTCCGGTTGGGCTTGAAGCAGAAGACCGGCACGCAGCCATACTCATTGACCGGCCAGTTCTCACCTTCGGCCAGGAGCGGCTGAAAGGCGCTGGCGGCACTGACGTCTGCGATCTTCTGGGTGGTGGCATAATATTCGAGGTGATCGCAGTAATACAGTGTCATGCGCGCGGTGTCATCCGCAGCGGTCCACAGCTTGCCAGCGAACAACTTACAACGCGGATTTCCTGGATCATAGACAATCTCGACCATGCGCGGATCATTGAAATATGCTTCCGGCTCACCGCTCTCTTCATTGGGCCAGACAATCAGGTAGGATTCGCCGCAGACCAGAGCAGTTTCATGGACGTCGTCCGCCTCGATGCCCATCTCGTTCTCTCCCCAGACCGCATCCAGCAGCGCCTGCACGTGCGCGTCCTTGACATGGAAACCGGAAAGGGATATGCGGTCTTTGCACGCATCGACCACAACCGAACACCAGTTCTCTGTGAAGGCCAGGTCTACCCCGCGAAAAACCTCGCGCAGGCGCTGGGTCAGGTAGACCGTTGGCTGATCGCCTTCGTAATAACCGATCAGATGGGTCAGGCGGCTTTTCTTGGCCTGGATGGCATCGTATATCGTTTTGACGTCTTGAATACTCATACGGATCCTAACGCACCCATGAATAAGATTTAATAGAACCACGGTTCTTGCGGCTCTCTTTGGCGATCATCTGCAGGCCGCCGCTGCCGGTATCGATCTGGTCATCATGTTGACCGGTCGGAAAATCCAATGCTTCCAGGATGAACTGCTGATTCCAGTTTCCCCGGATTAGCTTGACCTTGCCCGCCTTGGCCCGGCCCTGCAGCGGCCGCGCCCGGGTCACCTTGTCGCCTTCTGGCCGGATGCGTTCGATCGTCGTGTTGGCCAGGCTCGGCTCACGCATCAGCTCCTGGAACGCCAGCGCCTGGAAAGCCACATCCTCCAGCGCCCAGCGCGTGCCAGTCTCATCAGGAGAAACCATCGCCGCTTTGAGACGCTCCTTGTATTCGTTCCAGCCCTGCCCGCGGATCATATCGCGCAGGTAAACGATCCCTTCGCCATCCATCGCCATGGCCACGCTCGCGTTATAGTCTGCGGTCTTCTTCTCGCTCAGCGCCAGGTCCACATAACGGAACCACTTCATTCCTTCCGGCGCTTTCTCGACGATCTCAAAATCATCCGCTCCGAAGAACGCGCCTTCGGCTGGCCGCGGCTGCTGCATATACAGGCTGTACCAGTCTGTCACCTGGCCGGTCGCTTCGAGCGTGCTGCGGATCTGGTCCAGCATGCGCTGCGGAAATTCAATCTCCCACAGTGGCATCCGGCTGCCAGGCGCGCGCCCCAGTGGATCCGCAAATGGACGGTACAGCCCCTGCAGCATCGAGCGCATCTGCTCATCCAGGTTAAGCGCATATTCGTTTTCCTCAAGTGGATATGCGGGCAGGCTCAACACCTTCCATGGCCGTGCTTTAGGATCGGTCTGCATGCTCTTCAGCATCTCGCCGATCAGGTCTTCGCGGTGCCAGCGTGTGTGGATGATGATGATCGCCGTGCCCTTGCGCGCGCGCGGCAGGATCGAGCTCGTCATCCAGCGCAGGATCTTCTTGCGTTCGATCGGGTTCTCCGCTTCTTCCCGGTTCTTAAACGGATCGTCGATCACAATCAGGTCCGCGCTCTTGCCTGTCGCTCCGCCGCCCACGCCCGCCGCGATCAAACCGCCGCGGTGCGGCTCGGCCAATGACCAGGCGTTCTTTGCGCTGCTGTCATCGCTGATCTGTACCGGATCTTCCAATACAGACTGCGCGCCGAAGATCGCCGCGAATTTCTCGCCGGTCACAATCGAGCGCACCAACCGGCTGTTTTCCTGCGCCAGGTCCGCGCCGTAGGCCGTCAGGATCACGCGGCTGTCTGGCCGCTTGCCCATCAACCAGGCCGGGAAGATCTGGCTGTCCATCGTCGTCTTGCCATGCTGAGGAGGCATCTCCACAATCAGCGACCCGGTGCCGCGCTCTCCGCCGCTCTCGATGTATTCGTAAACGCCTTCCAGCGCTTCACACACCAGGGTGTGCACGGCAGCCGGTTGCCACCAGGGATAAACGTATTCCCCGAAAACCGCCAGCCGACGCCGCGCCAGTTCGCGCCTTGCCCGTTCGGCCAGGGCCAGTTCCGGAGAAACCTTGATCACTTTGGTGGGCATCAGTCTTCCACCTCCGCCCCTGGCGCACCTGAAGAGGTGCCTGGCTCTGGGTCGGGTTCGGTTTGTTTTCGAACCAACTTTGCCAGCTGTTCGAGCTCTTCTTCACTGACCTGGCTCATATCCTCCACATCGCCAGGCCTGCGCAATTCAATCTTAGAATGCGGCACATAATCGCCGGTCATCTCAAAATACAGCCGCCGGTCGGGGTTGCTGCGGTGATCACTGTCACTCGCGCTGATCGCCAATGCAGAAAAAACGTCTGCCCTATGCTGCATCAATGGAGCGGCCTGCAGGATGGTGATCACGTCGTCGATTGCCTGGTTCTTCTTGCGCCAGGTGCCGATCACGCGGTCGCTTGTCAAGCCCAGAACCGCCGTGGCCAGGTCCTGCTGCGTCGCTGGCCAGCGTCCGATGCGCGGGCTGGATGCCCAGGCGATGTAACACGCCACCCGCCACGGCCACCCGGACTCGAGCAGCTTGTAATACTGCTCCATCCACTGCTTGGCGCCTGGCAGATCTGCCAGCATCTGGCGTGCTGTCTCGCTGCGCAGGCGGGCCACCTCGGGGGTAACAAAAGTATCACCGGTTGCTGTGGTCTCTTCGTCGACCACCAGTCCCAGCGCCAGTTGTTCAAAAAATCCATTCCCCGGGTTTAAGTTTCTCGCGTCCATCAATTCACCTATACCAACAGCGATAACGTGAGGGAACCAAATCCCACGTTCATCATGTCAACCTGGCCGGTGTTGATCCCGGCGCCCTTGACGAAGAAACAAATACACGCGATCACGATAAAAATGATTTTCATGGTTGCCCTTTGGGTCTTGGCCGCGTGCGCTCCTGCATGACAACCATCGCCGCGTCTGTTTTCGCGTCATGGGTCTGCAGGATCGTTGCTATTTTTTCAAGCATGTTCGCCAAATCAGTTACCTTGCTCTCGCGTTCACGGTCAAGCTGTTCATATCGAATATCACGGGCAGCCATTGCCTGACGCCATTGTCGGTTTTGTTCTGCGACTGCTGCTTCTCGTTGCTGATTTTGTTTCTCTCGCCATTCGAGATCCTTATCGCGTTCTGTGCGATAGACATTGACTGCCCAACGAGTGAAGGCAAATACGAAACTGCCTGCCAGCAAAAAACAAAGCACAATCACTGCAACAATTGGAAACTGGATCCAGGTTTCGCCCCCTGGAATCGGGATCTGCAGCTGCAGCATTACGCAGTTCTCGCTTCTTTCGCAGCCTTCACGTCTGCCGGTTCAGGCACAATTCGGTTCACGCCCTGGTTGGCCACAATCGCCAAAAGGATCAGTTTCAAAAGATCCGGGATGCTGGCAGTTGTGCATGCCATGCCGGTGGTCAGCCAGCCGATGCACCCGGCGCCCCATACAGCGAACGCCGTCAGGACCATCAGCCCGATCATGATGCCGGACTTGGCTTCACTCGTCAGGCCAGCGAACCAGGTGCGCAAAACTGGGAATAAACTAAAAATTAGAGCAATCGCTGCTCCGGTAGTTGAAACGATCATCTCTGACGTCATAGCCTCTCCTTGTGGAATCAAAAGCTCCCGGGATCCAAATATCCCGGGAGCTCACTCCGATTTGTCCAGCCAGGGGGTGCCGGACAGCCTAAAAAAAATAATTACTTAGTAAAGCTAATACTTAGCTAATATAACTATTAACTTCACTAAGCATACGTCGATCTTAAAAGGTTGTCAAGAGTCTCTTCATTTAAGTGCTTGTTCGCTTGCCCCTGGCGGGCGTCCATTGGTTCCAAAAGTCGCATCATAAACAGGACCGAGTACCTCTTCCCACGCCTGGCGTTCCTCCTGCTCGCACACCGGGCACATCCAGTCCGACACCGGATCGTCCGCATCCGTCTGATGCTCCAATTCCTTATATTCCATCGGGAGGCCATGTTCCTCGCAAATCTTTATTGTCACTTCGCATCTCCTTTCAAATGACCGACAATCAGTTCGATGCACGCCTGCTTTTCCGTCCCACCCCACAGGATGGACAGTGCCAGGCGCAGCCCGTCTTCCTTGCCGCACTTGAAGGCCGCCTTCCCCTGGAGCTGCTCAACCAGGTCGTTCAACCGTTTCACCTCGGATGTGAGCGCAGCGGTTTTCGCTTCTTCTTTTCTCAGCATTCCATAGCACTTCCAGAAATCACCGTTGAGGCTCATCTATCCACCATCCGCCGTGACCCGTTGGCCATAGCGCTCAATAATTCGCTTGATCGCTTCATCGCCCGGCACCCACGTCCGGTTCGAGCCGCAGATGCTGCAGCGCACATCGAAGAGCGTCCCTTCGGCGATGCCCAGCACATCCACCTCAGCCGGTTCCTCCACCGTGTCGTCGATCGCCTGGCGGTAGACCCACAGCTGCCGGATCCGGCTTGAATTGCGCACCACCACGCCCAGCTTATGGCCATTGCTGCATCTCCAATCACTGATCTTTTGTTGACCCATTATTTTTCCTCCTCTCGAGTCACTACCACAAAATCTCGCGGCACCCAGGCCGCCTCGCGCAGCTCTAACATGCGCTCTTCACCTAAGATGACCAGCTTCACCGGCAGCAGCTTGCCATCCAGGTCGCGCGGCGCTGCCTTGGGCGCCTGGTGCATCAAACCAATATTCCCATCCAGCCCCGTTTCACCCCAGAACCATTCCGCCGCCTGCACCAGAGCATCGCGCACCGTCAGCCGATCCATCCACCACAGCGCGCAGACGTTCTCCATCTCAGCTTGGCGCACCAGCTCGCGCGCCATCCAGAAGACCCACAGGTGATGCACGCCCAACGCCTTCTCCTCATCCACCCGCACCCACAAACTATCCAGCGCTGGACCAGGCACTGCGTCGAGCCACTTGTCGCGTTCCACCGGCTTTCCGCCGCGCATCACATGCACCGTCCTCATCCCGCCGCAGTCCAGTTCGTTCTTCACCACCATCTCGTCCATCTATTTCTCCTCGAGCGTCGGTTCCCCATCTACCAGGTGCACGTTGAGCAGCGAGATCACCAGGTAAGGATGCTCTTTCTCGCCCCAATACTCGCTCACCCGCGCCTCGACCCCGTTCTTCTTTAACCACGCCAGCACCGCCAGGATCAGCTCTTTCACTTCGTTACCCCTTTACGCTTTTCTTCCCACCGGCGATTCTGGACCTGGTAGTAGACTTCCTTTAACTTGTGCAGATCTCTGGCTGTCTTCGCAAACGCCTTGATAAATTCCGGGTCGTCACACTGGCTTCTCCAGTCCTGATCCAAAAATAGAAACTGGGTAGACAACCACTCCAGCCAATGCACCAAAACATAGCTGCCAAAAAGATCCAGAATGAACGGGTAAATCTTTTGCGGCGCCCAGCTCAACAGGGTCATCACGATCTGATAATCCGGGATACTGACGGCCTTTTTGCCACCTTTTAAATCAATGAGTTTGTATTCACTGATCAGGCTGTTGTATGGATAACGTTCTTTTATAATGTCTCTCACTTTGATTCCCCTCTCTTGTTGCTCGTGATCCGCATCTTGCGCCACGCCGCACTGCAGGCCTGGCTGTGACATTTCTGCCACGGCACCCGCGGCACGAACTCAACCCGGCATCCAGGGTTCGCGCACGGCCTGCTGTCCGCCAGCACCAAAGCCCCTGGTCGCACATGCCCGATCGCCTGGATGCTCACCCGCTCGCTCTTGACCAGCTCATCAGGCGTCCCGTCGATCGTCGCCCCCAGGCGCATGACTGCCTCGGCCAGCTTCGCGCTCGGCTCCAATTTCCCATTCAGCACATTGCGCAGATAGCGCCAGCCCCAGCCTGGTTCCTTGCTGGCCAGCACGCTTAGCCGGTCCGCGATCGCCTGCAGGTCCTCCGTATGGATCAGCGCCGCGTCGTGTCCTAACGCCTGTATAACCTCTTTTAGGGCTAAAGACGTGTTGTAGGTATAAACTTGTGCCTTGACCGCCGTTTTCGTTTCTAACATGTTTCTAACCTCCTGAAATGCCATTTCTGAGATACCCCACAGGGCTATGCTTCAACCATCGCCGCCGCGCGTTCCATAAACGGTTCGGCCTCACCCAACCACAGATCATTCGTCAGCAGTTTCGCGCTCGCCTCGATGCGCACACCTGCCACAACCAACCCTTCCACATAAGCGCTGGTATGCACATAGCAAAGCGACGGCCGCCTGTTATACTTCTTCTCGTAATAGACCACCGCCCGGGTAATCTTGTCCGCCAGCGGACTGCTCGTCCCATCGAACCACAGCATCATCTCTTTCATCGCTACTACTCCTTGTGTGTCTCTAAAAAACGATATCTTCAGTGCCCTGGGTAGTAGTATTACAGGTAGTACTACCCTGGGTCATGCCCTTCAGCGCATCCCGCACCGCTTCGAAGGCGCTGCCGCCCGCGTAGCCAAACACCGTGCGCTGGATCTCCGCCATGCTGCTCCCCGTCCGCGCCATCCCCCGGATGCGTTCCGTGCGCTCGTCGATCACGTCCTGGCTCGTCACCGTCAGCCAGTCTGGCGCAGGTAAAGCCATCACCGGCCGCCGCGCTAAAAACTCTCGGATCTGCTCATCGCTCGGATGGAAGGCCACGCCCTTCTCCACCACCGTCCCGAGCTGCGCGATGAACTGGTGTTCCTCTAAAACTTCCGCCCCGTGCGTATCCAGCGCTGCCTGGCTGACGGCTGCATTGCGCACCCGAAACACCATCCGCCCGCAGTTGTCGCGCACGATCAGCCCGGGCTGCGCCAGCGTGCGGTAAGTCGGGTCCGTTGTGGCTGCCACAAAGCAGATCCCAAACTTGCGTCCCTTGCTCGTGATGTGGATCGCCGCGCGCCAGATCCGTCCGCTCAGCGTGCCGTTAGCGCTGTTGGCCAGGCTGACCAGCTCGTCGATCATCACCATCAACCGCGGGCCATGACCGCTGCTGTTCGCCAGCCGTGACCAGGTTGAAACGCCCATACGCTGCAGCAGCGTATCGCGCCGCTCAGCCTCATCCACCACTGCCTCCAGCGCGTTGGCAATCTCAACCGGCCCGCCGTGCACCTCGATCAAATTGGCATGCCCATGCAGCGGCGCGAAATCCCCACCGGCGTCATTCATCAGGATCAACTGCCAACCGCTCACCAGCGCCAGGCATGCCAGCGGACGTAAGCCGTCGATCGTCTTGCCGCTGCCACTCGTTCCCGCCACCAGTAAATGCGGCGTGCGTTCCGGGTCCAGCAGGATGCCCTGCCTGGATGCCCCGATGCCCAACGGCAGCGCGCCGCCCTGCCAGGTTTCCAGGGAGGCCCACGGCGCCATAAACGGCAGGACTGCTTCAGCCAGGGGCTCCTCGATCGGCTCAGTGCCGCTGTTTGCCATCCCCGCGGCGATCCTCGATCCCGCCGCCGATTTACCACCCTGGGCCAGCGCCCGAATCGCGCTCACCTTCTGCTCATTCTCCGTCACGCGCATCTGGGTGGCCGTCTCAGGCAGTCTGGGGCTTTTCGGATCCAGCACCGGCCACAATCCCCGGTCCGGGTTAACCACGCGGTGATCCATGACCATCACCGGCGCCGACCCATCCAGGCCGCGTTGCACTACGCGCATCCGTGTCCACTCCACTGCTCCGAAGGCCGCCATCACCGTCAGCGCCACGATCAACAACAGCGGCAACGCTCCCCAATAATCTTTGAACGTATCCTGGACGTAGGTGCGCAGCTGCTCCTGTTTGAGCTGCTCACTGGCCAGACCGGCCTGCACGGCCTGGCTCGTCGAGAGCGCCTGCGCTCCGGCTGCGTCTGCTGTCGCCTGGCGGTTCACGGCCTCCTGCGTCCAGCTCAGGTAGATTCCATTCGCCTGCTGGGTCGAAGACCAGGACTGCGCCGTCGCTGTCACCTGCTGCGCCTGGCCAGTCTGCAGGATCACATACGCGCGCTGCTCCGCTGCCTGGGTCGCCTGCGCCGCGCGTTCGTCAGCCTGCTGCGTGATCACCACGGACGACTGGGTCGCCTGGATGGCCGCCTGCGTCGCTCGCTGCTCCCGCCCCTGTTCTTCAGCCGTTGCTTCCCAGCGCGCCGCATCCGCGGTTTGTTGGGCAGCCTGGCTGGTGGCTGCGGCCATGGCGCTGCGGTACTTCGCCGCCTCCGCTGTGATCGCCACTACCTGGCCGGTTGCCGTCGCGTACATCACGCTCTGCGTGCTGCGGTAAGCTTGCTCGGTCGGTCCCACCGTGGCCACCGGTCGTAGCAGATCCACGCCCGCACCGGCCGTGTCGCATCCCGCCAAAAAGAACAACATCATTCCCATAACGATCCACTTCGCCTTCATAAGTTCCTTCCTTACCAGGTCACCGGAAAATCATCATCGTCCGGGTTAACCTGCTTCCGTTTCACTTCCACCAGGCTCTTCGTCTCCGCGGGCTGGTTCATTTCCTTAAGCATCTTCAAAATCTGCAGCTGCACCAATTGCTGCATCGGGTCTCCCGTCAACTGCAGGCCAGGTCCTTCCTTTTCCCAGTGCGCATTTGGCCCGCTCTTCCACTTGCCTGGGATCACCCGCGCCGGATTGGCTGCCACAATTTCATTCTCCGCATGTCTCCGCATCAGGTCCCAGCGGATGATCAAAATCACCAGGGCCAGAACCAGCACTGCCAGGACGATCACCACAATCGTCAAACCCACGCTGCTCACCGTCTGCCCGGCCGATGCCATCTGTGCCGCTCGCGCCGCCTCGATGGCTGCCTGGGCCTGCTGTGCGCTCGCCACGTTATTGCTGATCGACGATCCCAATACCAGCATCACGATTACCGCCAGTAGTATCACCATGATCCAGAGCATTTTTCCGATTCCTTTCTTCTTCAGCTCTCGAAATCCGACCCGATAAAATGCAGATGCTGATCACGCAAACGCCCACAAATGCACCAATTCCCGCCAAAATCGCCCACAAAAGCCACATACGCCCTCCTAAAATCGCTTATTCATCTCTCTTTATTACCCGTTTATTACAAATGTTAAAGAAACTTTTTCAAACGAAGCCCGTGAACTTCCGATTCTGAAGTTCACACTAAGTTCACGCGATCTTCACCTTGACCAATAGCAGGCTTGACCACACCCTTAGAAAAAAAAGCGCGTCACTCATGTTAGTTAACAAGAGTTCAATGTATTCACAGGTATTGTGAATAAAATGATGCAAAATGGCCCTTCCAACCCCCCGCACCCCCCCTATTACCAATGATTCCAATGTTAAAGAGCCGTGTGAACTTGTGAACTTCGTTAACTTCCATGGGGGGATACACATTGTGATTTAGTCTTTTTTCTTCCTTTTGACCCGTTTTCGCCGTTTTTTCGCCCTGCACAAAGTCAGCAGCCGCATGGAAGTTAACGAAGTTCACAAGTTCACCGGGTTTGTTAAGGTTGTGGTTCATAGTTCCATCGCTTCCTGGACGGGCTTTATTGGTTTGTTTTCCGTAACCTTCGGACCGAAGTCCGCCGGGTTGATTCCATACCGCGTCGTCAGCCCTTCCATGCGCGGTCCGTTCCAATACACCCAGAATCCATCCCGCCGCCGTTCACTCACCTTCAGCTGCAGATCTGCCCGGATGATCCGTCCGATGCGCTGGCTCTTCAAGCCTTCTTTGTTTGATTTTTTACTCTCATCCTCCTCTTCGCCGGTGTCGTTCATTTCATCCATCAACTCGTTGGCAATCTTGGTGATGTCTCCCACCTTGATCAGTTCAGACCCGTCCGCCTCGATCTTGACCATCTTGGCGCGCAGATCCGGGTACTGGTAGATCTTCCACATCGCCTCGAGCACGCGCGCGCCGATGGTCATGCTCTGTGACAGGATCGTTTCCCGGTAGTATTCGCGCAGCGTGGTGCGGATCTCTTCCTGTTGGATCGGGTCTTCTTTGGCCAGGGCCAGCAGCGGACCGGCGACCTGGTTGAGACGTGCGCTGATCGTCATGTCGTACATATCAAAATCAATCGGGATCTCCGGCTGCCAGGTCTCCAGACGCCACCGGCAGAGCAGGTTGCGAATCGCCTGCGCCCTGGCCCGGATCTCGGGTGTCACCGAGAGCGGCACGTTGGCTGCCTTTAACTCCGTCATTTCCCTTGGGTTGAGTTTCAGCGTCAGCGACCTGGTGCCCACGGCATCATCCCGGAACTCCTTGCGCATTCCGATCAGCTTCGGACAGAACGTCTGGAAGGAGACCTCTTCCCAGTCCTTATCCCCGTTGGCATTGGTCACTTCCATCGTGCGCCAGATCGGGTTTCCTCTCATCGCTCCCAGGTTTAAGAACTTGATCATGTCGTTCTCGGTGTCACTGGCTTCCAGATCTGCCTCATCCATGAGAACCACGCCCTTATAGCGTTCGAGCGCCCTGAACAGACTGCTGGTGGACCCAGCCCCGTTGGCTGTCATCGTCCTGTAACTCAGCATCCCGATGCGCTTGATCAGCTCGCTCTTGCCAGATCCGGCGCCGCCCATTGCGCGTAGATAGATGACCGTCTCGAAGCAGTCGTAGACCCAGGTGGACAGCACCCAGTAAGCGATCAGCCCCGCGGCCTGGTCACTCGGCAGGATGTAGAGACTGCTCACGTACATCTTGATGTAAACAATCAGTTCAGCCAGGCTCTTGCGTTCACCCAGACCACTCGGAAATGAAACCGCCCCGGAATGCAGTGTGTTGTTGGGTGGGTATGGCAAATAGCAGCGGCCTTCGATGTTCACAGAGTCCCCGCTCGCGATGCGACCGTTCGGATCCCGCCAAGCCAGGCCTGCGCGGTCGTCCTCCATGTTGTAGAGGTATTCGATCAGCCAGCCGTCCACCATCCCACCCCAGGTGTAGATCGGGTCGCCGTGCGCCTGGTCTTCTTTCTTGGCCTGCTGCAGCGCCTTGAGCATGCCATCCAGATCGCGCGTGCCAACGCCCAGCAGCTTGGCAATCTGGGTGCGGTACTGGCTCATCTTCATCTTGTCCAGCCTGGCCACCACATTCAACGCTTCCATCTGTGCCTGGTCGCGCTCGGCGCCGCGCTGGTGGCCAGCCCAATCACACATGGCCAGCAGATAAGTTGGCGTCTCGGAGAACACGCCGCGCAGCGTGGCGATCTGTGCCTCCGTGGTCAACCCCGCGCCTGTCATCGCTCGCAGCAGGTCGTTGGCGTCCTTCACAGAGTGCACCTGGTTGTCGGCATCCTTGAAGCTGTTGAGCTCGTCGCCCAGCGGCCAGCGCATCTGGTGACTGACTGCCGCCGTGTAGTGCGCTGCCCGGGCTGTGTTCTGGCGCACCTGCACGGTTGCATCGGCTGGGACGTCCCACTTGACCGCGCTTGGGTTCGTCCAGGGCAGAAGCCGCACCGATGGGTCCAATGCTCCGCTCAATCTCCAGGATGCCAGCACGCCCGTCACATCTGCATCCGTTCCAATGTAAATTGTCTTGTGCTTCTTCAGCGTCTCTGCCAGCTCTTCATCCTGCGCTACGCCTGCCAGTGCAATCGCTGCCACGTCCAGCTGTCCCAGGCTGATCGCGTCCGCCTGGCCTTCGACAACCACCACATCGTCCACCGATGGGTTGTATGCCTGGTTGAAATACACCTGGCGTTTGCCCACCAATGCTTCGGGCAGGTTGTAGTGAAACTTCTCGTGGATCCCGCGCGCACTCAGATAGCGCACCCGACCGGCGCGCACATGGGCGTACACCAGGCGAGAACGGCCCACCATCCCCGGCACGTATCCATTCGCGATCCATTCGTCATTCAGCTGGATGCCATGGCGCTTGGCCCAATCGATGACGTTGCCATTCATGCCCAGGATCGAGACGGCCGCGGGGCTGTCCAGATCAACGCCTGCCATCTGCAGTTCACTGCGCATCTCTGCGCGTTCTTCCTTCGTGCCTTCGCCGCTGTAGCCCAGCATGGCCATGCGCAGCGTGCCCGGCTCAATCTCGCCCGCATCGTCGAGCTTGTCACCTGTCCAACCTCGCCCCATGGCATAGGCCTGCGCGTCTGCGCTCTTCCAGAACCATCTCACAAAGACGCGCTGTGCCACGTCCAACACTTCCTCACGTGCTCGGGCTGCCATGCGTTGATTGTGATCCTCACCTTTCCACGTTGGCTCAGGGATGTTCGCCTGACGGCAAAGCAGTTCAATTGCTTCTTTGAAGTCGCATCCGCGCCGCTTCTCAATCCACCCGATGACATCCCCCCATTCGCCGTGTGTGTTCCAGAAGTACATTTGCTTGGAAACATTCACGACCAATCCGCCCGTGCTGGGTGTGGTGCACTTGCGATAGATCCCGCGTTTGGGCAGTGGGTACCCGTCCGCCTCGATCACATCCTCGATGCGTAGTTTGTTTTTGATCTGCTCAACAACATCAATGTCAGTCATTACGTCTCCTGTAAGCCATCTAAAACGCCATTCCCGTTATGCGCCCTGAAAATCAAACCTTAACCCCCATCCAAACCGCCTTTATCATCTCGTTTGGACCAATCCAGTACGCATAATCAGACATTACACGTACTGTATTTAAAACCGCCCGCCTAGAATATCTGTGACCGTGCCCGCCAACCCGTCCAGGGCTGATAAAGTGTGAACTTCGTGAGTTTTTCTTCTACTGACTTACCAGTCACAAAACGCGCCCGAAGGTGGCAAAGCCGGTCAGGCTTGCGCTTCTCCATAATCCGGGTGGACGCGCGTGCGCCAATCTTTCCATCTCGATAGATACTCTGGGAACTCGGTCAGCCTGCGCGCAACTCGCGCTTTCTGGTTGGGTCCGATTTCCATTACCTGGCTGTGTGCCTGGCTGCATGCCTCGCAGAGCCAGAATTGCACCATCTTTGTCTTGGTGGGTGCCTTCGGACCCACAATCGTCACCACCATTGAAAGGTGATTTTTTGCTTCCTGCCCGCACGCATCGCACTTGTAATTCGCCATTTCTGTTCCTTTTCTGAATGTAACTACTCACTACATTGCCATTACCAAGCCTTACACTACAATTCGTGGCATGTCCGTTCCATCGCACAACACTCAATTCTGTTCATCTCATTCGCGGCTCAGTTCTAAACTCTACATTTCCTTCGCGATGCTGAGCATTGCCTTGCCTCACATGACCTGGCTTTTCCGTTGCCCCATTGCGCGATTCGTTACGCCGCCATTCCTTCACATTGCATAACCGATCCGTGCTTTACTGTTGCTACCCTGCTCTGTGCAAAACCTTGCCTTCACCTCTCCGATCTACACAACTCTATTCCTTCGCTCAGTCCCTCGTCAGCGTGTAGCGGAAGGTCCCATAGGCGCCAGATCCGTGCCATTGACCAATTCCGCGATAGAAACCATAATCCAGCAAATCCCGCAGCACTTCTTCCGTCACCGGCCCCTCTTCCAGGATCTCTATCCCACAGGTAAAGGTCGTGCCCTCTGGCACCATCTCGCTCCTGGCCAGCGTGACTCTCGGACCCTGCATCGTCTCAGCGCGCAGCGGCCGCTCCAGGTAATCCATCTCGCCATCGGCAGGCAGCGCCAGCGGAATGATGCGCGGGCTGATGAAAACGTTGTTTTCAACCTTGCTCTTCAGGTTCTTCACGCCGCCCGCCACGCGCCCGTTCTGCACGCTCGCTGATGCCTTCAGGAAACCGAGCACCTGGTAATTGACCAGGCAGATCTGCTCGAGTTTTCCAGGCACGCGATTGAAGACGGTCGTGCCCTTCTCCAGCGCTTCGGGCAGCAGCTCGTCATCGTTCTCCGGCAGGCTTTCCAGTCCCTTGCGCTTGGCAATATGCTCGCTGGCCAGTTCTTTGTTTCCCGGTTGGCTGCCCAGGATGGGCGTCAAAAACTCCACATTCAACTTGAATCCGATCGTTTTCATTTCGTTTCCTCTTCATATCGTTGCTTGATCCGAATTTGCATCCGGTTGATTAATTTACCTAACCTTTGCAGGTCCTCCCCGCAAACACTCAATGGGCTGGTCTGTCGGGTCTTGCATGCCAATTCAATGCGTTCCAAAGCCATCTCTTCCAAAACCTGCATGCTGCCCAACATCGCCAGATCCCCCTCTACAAGCTCGCGGGTCTTTTCAATGTCACTTTTCTTCCGTCCCCGCGTCATGATCCATCACCTCCCGCAGCCGCTGTCCCTCCTGTTCAGCCGCCTGTAACCGCGTGGATGCGCTGCTCCAGCCATCCAGCAGATAACTCACAATCACCACCGCTCCCCCCAAGATCGTCACGATCCACAGCGCTGCCAGACCCCACCAGGTCTGCCAGACCAGGAAAAGCGCCGTCAGCGGCAGGTAAATCGCCAGCACCCCCAATGCGTAATTCAGGGTCGGATGGAGTCTCTTTTTCAGCCAGTAATGTTCCGCGAAGAGAATCACCATCGCCGTCAGTGTGCAAAGCGCGATACCTAGCCAGTGTTCCATAGTCCTCCCATTCAATTCCCAGCATCCGTGACACCATGGCAGACATCGCCCACCAGCGCATTTCGCGCTCTGGCGGGCAGGGCACTGCCACCGTGTCGATCCGGATGCTGTGTTTCATCAGGTTACGCCCGCATCTCCATGCGTTCATCCACCAGCGAATAGACCAGCGCTCTCAGTGCCTGATTCATGCCGTCCAGCGGCGTCGTATCCTCGGCATCCACCGGCACATATTCTGTTTCTTTCGTCAGGGGTTCGGATGCTTTTTGAGCCAGCAATTGGATATACTTTTCAGCGTTCTTCGTCAGGCATTGGTCATAAATCTCAAAGCGCTGTGCTGCCAGTGCCAGGATGACCTCAACATCATCCGAAGTTGTCAGATCGGCATGCGCAAATTTATTAGCATAGCGCCGATCGTTCCAATCCCAATCCACGCGCCCCTCATAAATCTCGCCTTCATCCATCGCTGGGGCCATACAGGCCACCCCTGGAACGCCCAAACCACGATGATCTAACCGCACTTTCTTCCCATTCTCGAAAACTTCTAATTCAATGGAGATTGGTGCGAAACCTGGCATTTCAATGCTCAATCTCGGGTTTGTGTTTTCGATTGGTAATTCCTCGAACACGCTCCAAAAAACTTGGTTGATAAATTCTTCCGGCCACTGGTCCTTGAGCGCATCACGCACATTGGTCCAGAATTCCTTACGCCTGGCTTTCTGCTCAGCGCGAGCCTGCTCAGCCACAGCAATTGCGTCGGCCTGCTCTGCCTTCAACTTCGCCTTTCCCGCCATTACCAATTCATCCAAAGTTTTCATTGCTCTGCTCCTTCTTCACTCCCGTCATGTAAACGCGCACCTTGTCGGCGTCCAGATCCCGGCACGGCAGCGGCCGCGAGATCTCGATCACCTCATATCCATCGCCTTCCAACAGCGCCGAAATCCGATCTGTCAGACTCTCCGCCACCCCCGGTGATACCATCACCCGCACCCTTACCACGTCACTCATACGCCTCCTAATTAATCAGAAAATACAGACTATAGCCAAATGCCAGCCCGGCGACCGCCACGATCACAAAGCAAAGTATCCACAGCAGTACCATGTTATTTTCCCCTCCGCAGCTTGCCCAACTCGCCCGCTTCCACCGCTTCCGCCAGGTCCTCGCGACCCGGCTGCACGTAACGCGCGGTCGTTTCCAACTTCTCGTGACCCAGGATCTTCTGCACCTCGGTCAACGGGCGGCCAGCATCCACCATGCTCTTGGCGCAGGTATGGCGCAGCACATGGCAGCCCAGATCACTGATGCCCGTCTGGCGTGCGATCTCTTCGACCCGCTTCTGGATCCCGCGCACGCTCACCCCGGCGAAGAACGTCTCTTCATTCGTGTACGTCGAGATCGCCAGCCAATCGCTCAGTGCTGCCCTGCAGGATGCTGACAGCGGCAATGTGCGCGTCTTGTCGCATTTTCCCCGCCGCACCACCACATCCCCCTTGCGCTCGCTCATCGTCACATCCCCATGCTGCAGGTTGGCCACTTCTTCCACGCGCAGCCCGGCGAAACGCATCAGGCTCACCATGGCCAGGTCGCGTATTGCCCGCTCGCGTTGGATCGATGTCATGGCTGCATTCACGTTGATCTCCACCTGGCGCATTACCTTGCGTTCCTCGGCTGCTTCCAACCAGCGCGGCGCCTGCTCCTGCTCGCGTTCGGCCTGCAGACATTTCTCGAAGGCAATCGGCCGCATGCCCAGCGCCCGTTCGCACCAGGTGCACAGCACGCGCAGCGTCGCCCGCCGCCGGTTCCACGTTGCCGGGCTGCACTGCTCCACCTCCACGCAGCTCGTGCGGTAATCGCGCAGATCGCGCGTGTTGAGCAGCCCAGGCTCGAAAAGCGAACCGTTTGCCCGCAGCCACCAGGCACAAAAATGCTTCAGATCCGCCTGGTATGCCTTGACTGTCCCCGCGCTGCGTTCCTCACGCAGGTAAGTCTCAAACTCACCTGCCCAATCCAACTCCACCTTCGTCTTCTCTACTGTTTGCTGTTCCATCGCTACCCTTTCAACTCGTTTCATTGCTTCTGCGTCTCATCGCTACCATTCACGACCGCGCCATGCCTTCTCAGATCCTCACAAAACGTATCTCGACCATTCCCTCGCATGACTGGACGTTTCGTTGCTTCGCCTTGCCACCACCATGCTTCCGATGCGATCCGTCACAATGCCCTACCCCTGCTGTGCTCACCTATTCATTTCCTTCGCTCTCAATTCTGCGCAGAGCATACGCTGCCCCTGCTATTCCGCTCGGTTCTGTCCTGTGCCTTCGCCTTGCCTTGCCCGTCCGGTCTGATCTTTTCCGTCGCGCTGCCTTGCAGGTCTGATCTGTCCTTTGCCGTCGCAGTCCATATCCTGGCCCGGCTTTACAGTCCCAGTGCTACCTTCAACAGGTTCAGTTGTTGCTCATTCCAGAAAAACTTAAAGCCTTCGCGCGTGCGCATCGAGCGCAGCCCCAGCTTCGTCACAATCCGCCCCACCCGCGCCGCGGTCACTTCTCCCCCAGTCGGCTCGGTCTTGGTCAACAGCCAGGCCAGATCCTTCATAAACATCCACCAGGCTCCGCCGTGATTGATCGCCACAGCGTATTCCGGATCCGCCAGCTTTGACTCGAGCACCAGGTGCTTCACCACCAGTTTGCTCAACACGTCCGGAGCACTGCATACCACCGGCTCCGCTTCCAACACCTTCGCATACGTTTCCCGATCCAAAATTCCATTCATTTCAATTTCCTTTTCTGCTGGATAAATTCGAAATCCCTAACAGGGATTGACCGTGCTACTCTCAGCCTGTGACAACTTCACGATCTCCGCCGCCACCTCAGAACCATACGTGCGCAGGATCCGGCCCAACGTATCGTCGGTCACCTGCCCATTTCCGCGGAGCAAGTTGTAGGCATGCTGGTACGTATAGCCGGTCACCTGTGCGAAATCCGTCGGCGAAATATTCCCCTCCTCAGCCCAGCGCCTCAAAGCCTTAGTCAACATTCACACCACCTCCCTACTAATTCCTGTGTTCATCAATTTGGTAACTTATTCATCATTATAACCACTAATATATATTTGTCAATATATAACTAAAATTGAATTACTAAATTCATCACTCGAAGATTTATGATGAGTACACTATGCAATTTGATGAATGGCTTGATAAAGAGATAACAAAACGTGGCTGGTCTCGAAGGGAAGCATCCAGGCGAGCCGAT